GGACCCGAGGCTATTTGCCGGGGCAATGTATGCGATATTGTCCAGGCTATTCGGTCCAGCTGCTGCAGCTGCTGCAGTTAATTGACGCTCGATCCGGTCCAGATCCGCGTCGATCCGGTCCAGCTGGTGGCGCTCGATCCGGTCCAGATCCGCGTCGATCCGGTCCAGCTGGTGGATTTAACTGCGCGGTTGCCGTCACGATTTCCCTGCCAGCTAGCGTCGGATCGGGGCGGATCGGGGCGGATCGGGGCGGATCGGCGGCTCTCTCGTCGATCTCGTTGTCGATCGCTGGGTATCTGGGCACCGGATCGACCAGAACGAACCATATCCCACGGTCCACGGTTCATGGTCGGTAGGTTTAAGCCAAGGGGCGGGGCGCGGGGGTCGCAGGTGTCACTAATAAAAAAGGGGCGCTGTGATGCGCCCCTGATCGTCGGTGTGGTGGTGCTGGTCGTTACATATCAAACCCCATTCGTGCGCAATATTCGGTACGCGTTTCGGTCGGCTCGGTCGGGTCCGGAACTTCGATCAGTTGGTGCAATGAATAAAGCTCTAACCCAAGTAATACCTCAAAGGCGTGTTCGAGCGCCTCCTGATCAGTTTCGATGCCATAGCAAGTAAAACAATGGTAATCGACCCAACGGCCACCGATGGGGGTCTGTAAGTTGAAAGTGGCAACCTCGTTCCATTCAATGCGGACCAACTCGCCTGAGTGTTCTAGTTCCCAGTGTTTCATAGCAACGCCTCTTTTAGTTTAAAAGTTAACGCGGGGGATAGGTCAGTTTCAATCCAATTAAGGACACCGTCGGGCGTCTGGCTCAATCGTGAAATAGCAGACCATTTGCCGCCCCCGTTTGCGGTCAACGTGACACAATGTCGATCGTGCCTGTAAAAGCTATAATCTACTGAGCCGTCTTCATTTCGCTCAGTATCCCAGTGCGTCCAATGTCTCATGTTTGATCCTCCAATAGATAAGGGGCGGGATTGCCCCGCCCCTGTTTTGCCTGATCTATGTGATTTCGTCAAGTATGAGCGTATCCGTCACGCTCTACGCAAAGCCACATGTTAGCCCAGTACACCGTAACCGCGTCGTCGCAATAGAATGTGTCTTTCACGCTCTCTAGAAAGCGGTCAAGCGTCGGGCGGGTAGTTTCGTCCAGCTCTGACCATTTGCGTTCCAAGGTGTCGCGTTGGGCGGTTGTCATATTAATCATAGTTTCACTTTCCGGCTCGTCTGCCATGTTTGGTAGTCCAGCGGTTAAAGTTAACCTTTCCACCTTTTGAATGTTTGCGGTTGCTGTCGGCTGCTCTGCGCTCGGCTCGGCTCTTTTGGGGGTCTGCGGGGGGTTTGGTGCTCAAACCATTTAAACAGATACCTACGCCGCCTCTCATAGCTTACACCGGAAAAAGGCGTGCTGTCCTACGTCGGCCCACACTTCGGTAAAATCAGAAAGGCTCTGGCTTGTCGCGCAATTGTCGATGGCGGGGTGCATCTTGCTATCGATCAAGTGCAAGTCGCTATCGCTGGGGTGCGCTGTATCCAATAGATTGACAAGGTCGTAATCTTTCCAATCGCTGGCGGTTGTAAATCCTTCGAGGTAAGCACGGGCGGTGCTTATGCCGTTCGAGGTGTAAAGCACTGTGTGGCTCTCGGTCCCGTCTAGCTCGAATGTCGAGGCTTCTATTTGATAGCGTTTCATTGTGTCGGTTCTCCTATAGCAAGCGGGCAGGATGCCCGCCGCTCCTGCAGTATGGGATATCTCTTACTGATCTGTCAAACATAAAAAAAGCCCGCGCTATGGCGGGCAAAGTTGGGCAAAGTTGGGCGGGTTGTTTAGCCCAGTGTGATTTTTGCGCCTCTCAAAACATCCTCAACGATTTCGGTCACCTCGTCGTTAATGTCGCGCTCTGATGCAATCTCTTCGATCTCGTTTTGGTAATCGGTTATGTCGAGGTTGTGATAAATTTCGTCGCGTATCTCGTCCATATGATCCTGAATATCAAAAGCCTTTTCTTGTGATTTCAATTGCTCGGCAATTTCGCCCGAGACCATTGCGCCGAGTTGGTCTTTCAAAAGTTTAAAAAGGGGCAAGCGTATATCGTCCAGCATCAAAGCATTTTCTTGGTTAACGGTTCGAAGTGCTTCCATCTCTTCACGCAAGCGGGCTATTTCCACTTCACGGCGTTCGAGCATTTCACGCGCCGCGCTCAACTCGGTCTCATTGGTGTAGTCTGTTTTAGCTAGTTCCATTTTTTCGTTCTCCAAACAAAGTTAAGGGGCAAGGTTTCCCCTGCCCCAATATGCGCCATTGTAAAGTGCAAAGCAATAAAAAAATTTAAGCCGCTATGCGGTTCCAATCTCGGGCGTTCATATTCAAAAGACGACCCCCAAGGCGTTGATAGTCATCCGTCTGGTCAATATCACATTTGTTGCCCGCTGCTGTCACGGCGTTGATAAAGGTTGCCCGCGACAATGGGCGGTCGTTCTCATAGCCCGCTTGCCCTATAGTTGACATAAGGCCGTCAAGAACATTTGACGTTTCTTTTTTGGTCAAACGCATAACGGTTCCCAGATTGTTAACCGTGTCAGAAACCGAATATTCGCCTTCGATTGTGTCGGCGGCGGCTGCTTTCATCTTGTCCAGCACTTGGTCAAACATCTCGCGGCTGCTGTATGCTTCCACCAGATCACGAAGTTTTAAATTCAAGGCTCTATTATCGGCTTCCTGCGCCTCTCCCGATAACAAGCCCCAATCGTCACTATCCCTCGCGCTGGTGATATGGCTGCTCCGAGTTTTGTTCTCGGTTTGCATGCCATTAAGGCATGCTAAGGTCCAAAAAAGCTGGTAAGCTGACACCGATCCCTGCCCCGTCTCCGAGTTAGAAAAGCCGCAACCGTTCGCCATTACATCTGACACGTTTGCACCCGCCCCAGTATGAACAAGGCTTTTAAACCGCATATACAATTTGCTGTCGCTAATTTTTGCGTTCACGACCTGAAGTTGCGCGGGGTTTTCCATCAACGGCGGCAAAATGGTTTGGATCATATTATCATTATCAAAACACTTAAACCTGTCGGAAAGCAACGCTCGGGCGGTGCCGTTCGTTTCGTCGGTGTCGAGAAAAGTACGAAGCATTTTCCGCTTAGGCTCTTGATCAAAGTGAGCGTTAATCAGATTGTCGAACTCAAAAGGGTAATGTGTTTGAAGGCGGCGGGCCGTGCGGGCCTCAATGTCGCAATGCGCGGCTAGCTGTTGGAAAGCTACGTTGTTTATTTTTAAATGGCGGGTAGGTTCGCCGCCTTTTGCTTCAATAACTAATATTGGTTCGTTTGTTTCTGAATTGGTGATCTTTTGCAGATCATTTGTAGGGGTCAAAAAATCAGCCTTGCGGGCGGCTTGGTCTTGGACCTGTTGCATTAGCTGGGTTAAACTGTTGTTAGAGTTTTCGATTGAATGTGACATTTTACGTTCTCCAAAAAGTTAAAGGGCGCGATCTCTCGCACCCCCTTCATATAGAAACCCGCATACATAATCAAGCGGAAATTTCTAATCGTCTATTCCTCTCCAATATCGCCCGCAATATGGTGCCGGATAATTGAACGGGGCGGCAAGCCCGAAACAAAGCGACGCAATTTATCCCCGTCGGTTTCGGACTGATCCTGCGCGGCTGTCGCTGTCCAGTGCAACGCGACGTTTCCCCCGCTGGCATAGCAACCGCCCGCCTGATCAGGATCAGCGGCTTTCTTTTTACTCGCGCCGTGTGCTGTAAATCCAACTGCAAAAGTTCTTTCGAGCCTAGCGCAAAGCGGATCACCATTGCCGCAATCGGCGCAACTAAACTCCGCGATTGTTTCAGCGGGACAACGTACAATTAAAGAACCATTGACAGATTGTTTCTTTTTACCCTGCCAAAAACGTTCCGCAACGGTCACAACACAAGGCACCTTAAACCGCATAAATTTTGCCGCGATTTCTGCGGTCTTTGCGCTATAGTTTATCACGGTTTTATTTGCCGCAAGTTTTCGTTTCCAGTGTAACGGCGAAAAGTGGGAATAGGTGAACGATACACCTTTGACAGGTTTAGCATCTAAAACAGCGTCAAGATAATCAACATCTATTTTTGACGCGCCGCAACCGCTCGGGTTAAGTTCACAACTAACTGGGCAAGTTCCGTAATTGCTACCATCGCCCGCTCTATATGTGACTGCAATTCCCCGCGTCTTTTTTGCGCGGCTATATTCGACAGTTTTTAGCATAGCGTTTTTACCCCATATTCCGGCGATAGGCTTATGCCTGTCGATACGTCTTTATTCGTTGAAATATTTTCCGAAAACCTCCGGCTATGCAAAACGCGCAACGCGCCGTGGTGCGTCGGGTAATGGCAACTTTTAGAAAGCCATAATGTCCACATTCTAGTGCGTCGGTTCCAGTATCTAGGCTGTCCCAAAAAGGAATATTTCTTATAAATTACGTTAGCCATAGCGTTCTCCAATATATGCAATGTCCCATATCTATAAAAGAAAAAAGCCCGCCTGTAAAGCGGGCAGTTTCTAAAGTTTTATCGTCGGCGTTTTCGCGTTGGTTTTTTGCGGTTCGCTCTTTTGCTCAATTCCTCGTAATCGCTGCCATAAAGCAATCGACCTATTAGTTCAAAAATAAACATTGGTTAGGCTTTCTCCCTTTCTTCCGTGATATTCATTCGTGTGATTGTCTTCGCGTTGCTCTCTATGGCACACATAAATTCGTTGTTCTTGAGCCATGCGTAAGCTTCTTCGTGCAGCGTTGCCTCAACATCGTGGGCATTTTCTGCCAGCACATGAATCTCACAGGTGATCTTATAAGTATTCATTCGAGTTCCTGCCGTGACAGTGTTATGTTGCGGTTAGCCTGATCCACAAAACGTCTGTAAATGTCTTTCTGGAACTCGGCCTTAGTTCGAGTGTCCGCATTGGTGTGCAATCCTACGTGGCTTCTTACATCCTCTGCCGTGATCGGTCGGCCTTTTAAATCCTTATCACGAAGCCAAGCCCCGTTGATCGTTTCAACGGCGTGGCAACGAACGTAAAATTCCTCCCAATTCTTTTCCGTAATCGCATTTAAGCCAACCGACATGGTGCCCCAAATTAAAGCACTGGTGATAGGCCAGACGGCGTCGTCTTTATAGTCGGCTTTTACACCGCATAAATCATAATTTAAACTCATAGCATGTTCTCCATTTAGCTAACCCTTAGAGTATATGCGATTATATGGGAGAAATCAAGTCGAAAAGAACAGGCCAATCAAAAGGATTTGTGCCTTCATACACCGGATCGGTCTTTAGCCCGTCTGTTTTGACCGCTATTGCCTGATCCGCACGATACAAAAGAACGACAGGTTTTTTCCCCCAGTTCTGATGCTGCTTAACCAATATCCAACTGCTACTGTGTCGGTGCCTCGTTAGCCAAGAAACTTGGTGCGGGCTTAACCGTACCGCATTGGCCTTGCAAAACTTTAATTCTACAAAATGAAATAGCCCGCGTTCATCGCAGATCATAAGGTCGGGTATGCCCTGACCGACAGAGTTTTCTATTCTAGTCAGGCTTAACTGGGGCCTAACCTTTTTCGCGGCTGTCCTCAACTGTTGATAAAACGCCGCTTCCGTCGGAATCTTCGGTTGGGGTAATGTCGATAATGTCTGAGCCATTGGATTCCTTTAGTTCCTTCAACGCTTTCATCACCTCATCCTTGTCCATGTTGTCGATACTGCCGTGTCTGATCTCCGCCTTGCTAACGTATATATCACCCTGCGCCTGTCCCCGTCTATACTCGGCTTGTACCGCGGCACTGTACGCCCCGTTTTCGAGGGCCACATCACGGATTTTCTGCAAGTCTCGAACGTGTCTGCTGTAGTTGATGGCAAAACGTTCATCCAGTTCGTTTCGATACCGCCTGATAGCTGCCACAACATGCGGGCATTTGTGAGGGTTGGTTAACTCATATGCACGGGTGTGGGCTGAACTCTCGGGGTAGCCCGCTCGAATAGCGGCTTCCTTATAAGTTATCATACCATCGTTGCTTACAAGCTCTTTTACAAAAAGCTCCTGCTTACGCGTCAAAGGGCTGTCCGCTGTCTTATACTTCGCGCCTCGGGGATCAGAACGGTTGGCCTCTTTATCCACGGCTAGTCCGGTATGCTTTCTAGGGATAGGCCTCGCTTTAATCCTCAAGGGCTTGGGGAGTTTTGCAAGATCAGCGTTTGTTTTTTTAGGCACGGTTCTCTCCACTGCAAATAACTATACAATACCTTTTAGCAACATATAGTATACCCCGCCAGAAAAACTTTCGTAACTTTTTTCGTGGGGATTTTGGCTTAACGCAGAAGGCGGCTTAACCATTTTGGTCAAAAAAGTGCCAAAGTAACACCTATCTTTAGTATGGAGTTACCGAAAATGTTACCCTTTTTTGCCCTTTTTTTGTTTGATTACATACTGGTAACTTTTATAACACCGGTATCGCCTATATTTTTCGTTTTTTTTTTTTTATTTTTCTGGGAGGGTATACTATAAGTGTTACTAACGATACAGGCTCCCGCCTAAATTAAGACGAGAGCCTGATCCGCGATCCTGCCACCACTATGTCAAAGTGGCCTACCGCGTGAGAGTGTTAAGCGACCGCTCCCTGCGCAAAGGCGGGTTAAAACCCCTAAACCCGCCCTATTCGATTAGATTGATTTCTTTTGGCGGTTCACCCAGTTCGAGCCGGACGATTATTCTGTTGCTTTCCTTGTCATGCTCAAACGTCATAACGTCCCCTGCTTTGGCGCGTCTTGTCAGTCCTTCGACGGACAGGAGTTTATCGCCCCGCGGTCGGCGGTACAATCTTATTTGTGTTGGTGTATATTCGTGACCATCGTCGTAGTGCGCCAGTATAACGTTTTTGCCTCCATTTTCTATGAAGTCGTATCCCAACTCGGGTAGGCATTCCCGAAAGAATTTTACGACGCTTTTATTGGCGTCTATGATGCTTTTGTTGAGCATTCGTTGTGTGATGTTTATTCGGGCTTTCATAATAGTTCTCCATAATTGCTCTTAGTTTTTTTGTCATATCTTTAGACAACTCTTTGCCGTCGTTAAACGGAGTGTCTTTTTCTATTGTTACGAGAGAGGTCCGCGTCCGCGAATACCATTCTTTTCTGTCGTATTCATAACTCAGCACCACGTCGTGAAAGTCGTGTCGGTGCATATAGTAATCGACGTAAGCGGTTCCGTGGAAGCATTGAATTGTCCACGGCCTAGAAGTCTGGTTCATATTCTTCTCCCACGGCTATAGCTGCTTTGATGCTGTTTAGTGTTTCTGTTGCTTTTTGGATGGCCCGTGATCCGCGATCTTCGAACCAGCAATCGTCGAGTTGACGCTCCGCTTGGAGCAGAGCGTCTTCGATGTGTTTGGGTTTATTCCGCATTTAAAAGTAGTGACTAATTAAGTCTCTTAGACCACCGACATAAAACCCACCGCCTGTTTCGCCTGTCACGGGGTTATCTTCGCCATCGTTGAGGTAAACAAATATTCTCATGTCACCTTCTCCTCGCGAGTCTTTTGGGTCTGTTGTTATTTCATCAATCCACGGCAACTCTTGGGCTTCTTTCCAAGACCTTGGTTTTTTCATGTCTGTTCTCCATTGGGTTTATTCAAACACTGTTTCGCTTCGATCAAGCGCCTTGGTCATTTCGCGCTCAACACGTTTGGCTATCCCTCGTTCTGGCGATATTTCCCACGCGACAGATTTAAGGCTTTCTAATACAACATCAATTTGATTGGCGGTTAAAGTTATGTTTCGGACTTTCATGTCTGTTCTCCATTGGGTTTACTCTTAAAGAGTACCCTTAGCATAGAAGAAAGTCAAGTGCGACAAAGTGTCACACCCCAGACTCGTTGTCCGTGAACCCATTCGCTTATCACCAGACCCAAGCGCCTTAATCGTCTAAGGTAGTAGAGCGCGGCATCTAGTTTCATTTTGGCCCGCTCTGCCACTTCAAGGTCCGTGAGCCACGATCCTTGTTTCATCACTTCGATTATGGTTTTAAATCCAGTATCCATCATTACGAAGGCTCCTGACGTATCTGTCCAGTTCTTCTGCGGCGGTCCAGTAGTTTTGGTTGGCGTTGGGTAATGGTTCTTTTACGAACCGCGCATCTTGGCATCTATCGACTTCTTGTCGAAGGAATTTCAGTTCGGATTCTTGAAAGGGGTTGAGGTCTTTTTGGATGCGTTGAATGTCTTCTTCTTGCATAGTTCTATTTCTTCCCGTTGTTTTTTGATTATTTCGAACTGCTGTTCCAGTTCTAGGAATTGCTGATCTATTTCGGAGAACAGTTTAACTGCGTCGGGCATTGCTAACATCCTCTCTTACTTTATCCAGAAACTTGATAGCGTCTCTGTTAGCCACTCTGACGATACGGGCGTGTCCATCATCCAGATTTATGCAGCGCACGATTTTGGGCAGCATGTCGTCCCAATCGCCTTGCATACCGTATGACCAGATCATGTACGCAATCAGGGTAGACATTTCATCTGGGTTAAGCTGCGTTGGGCAAGCCTCTATAATGCCCTCTGCCACTTCTGATAGGTGATTACTCATAAAAGCTCCTCCTGCCCTTTAAACGTGATTTGATAGCGTCTGGCGCGGCCTAGAACTTTCTCTATTGGGGAGTTTGTTTCAACGGCGGCTTCTTCCAGAGTATAACCTTTTTGGGACATTTCCAAAAGTTTTTGTGCGGCGAGTGAGCGGTTAATTTCCGAGAGCCGCGGTCCGCCGCCTTTGATTTTATTTTTGACGATACCGTAGTTAGGTTTTTGGCCCTCGTAGGGTTCCAGCATCTTGGCGTTTTCTATTTTCGCTAGGGTCTTCCACTGTTCCAGTGCGGTCATAGTTCCCTCCCAGAAACCTTTTAAGCATTTGCATCATAGCCATTGGGGACTTGGCTTTAACCAAGTCCCGCAACTTTCTGTTTTCTTCGCAGACGCGTTCGTACTCGTCGCGGTGGATCATGTTAAACTCCCACTTTGTCATCAGTGTCTAGTTTTCTGGGCTTCTTTTTGCCCTTCTGCGGACAGGGTATCCCAATCTTTAATCATGTACGGCAGATCGTTTGCCACGCAGTATCCGGTCAGAGTGTAAATCGCCAACTCATTCATTTCTGGTTGAATAACGAGTAGGAGGTTTTTGGCGTCATTATCCCTGTCAAGTAGGCGCATAACAAAGTCACTTTTTTCTGCGTCTTCCCACGCCATACAACCGTCATCGGTTGTTGCGGCGCACGGTCCGACGATAGCGGACAGGTAGCTGATATGCCAAGCTTTGTCGCTCATTCAATTCTCCAAACTCTGAAGCCGCCGCTATGGTGTAGGATGCTTCTCACGGTTACTTTGATCCCGAGGCTTTCTGCTTTTGAATAGATACCCGCTGGCGCGGTAACATCTGCAACGTGGAAGCTGTCGCCAACTTCCAAATCCTCTAGGATGGCGAACTTCCCTTTCCGCTGTGACGCGGGAAGGGGGATGTTTTTTTCTATCTTATAACTCATTCGGCAGCCGCCTCGCGGATCACGCGGCGAACGTCTGAATGGAGGTCCTCTAGAAAGCCGCTGGATATTTGGATTTTGCTCTGATGTTTCATGCGGCGCTCTAACAGATAAACGCCTCGGCAGAACTTATCGTTGGCTACGACTTTACCGCTAGTATTTAGCTTACCGTTTGGAAACATGATCTGTTCGCGGTAGTTTAAATACATGGAAGGCCAGTGGTAGTCTTTATTGTTCTGCAACATTTCAAGCACCGAGATAGCTTCGTAATCGGGTAGTACCCGCCTATGAACACAGTACGCCATTGCGGCTTTAAATTGAACAGAATTAAAGCACCGATTGTTTTTTACCCAACGGGTGTTCTGATCGAAGTGGCGCAGAATATCCCCCATGTAAGTGTCCGCGATCCGCGATACGACGGCTTCATCTTTAAGCCGTCCATCAAGGCCCGCGCAGCGCATGAGGTAGAGTATGGGCTGCACTATGTTGCTTTGGTTTAATCCTGTAATGTCTGCGATTGATCGG